GACCCCGCCAAGCCCGAGGGCGGCCCCGCGGCCGCCAAGCCGGACTGGTTGCCGGAGCAGTTCTGGCGGGACGGCAAGATCGACCACGAGGCGCTGGCCAAAAGCTGGAAGGACATGCGCACGACCGTCGCCCGAGGAGAGCACAAGCCGCCGGAAAATCCGGACGCCTACACGGTGCCGGCCGTCGAGGGGCTGCCCGAGGGCTTCATCGGCGGTGAGAAGGACACGCTCTGGCCGCAGCTGCGCCTGGCGGCCCACGCCGCCGGCGTCACGCAGCGCCAGCTTGACGCGCTGGCCAAGCCCTTCCTCGCCGCCGCCGCCGAGGCCGCGAAGACCGCCCAGCCGCTCAGCCCGGAGGCCGTCAAGGCCGCGCGGGATGCGGAGATCGAGAAGCTCGGGCCGAACGCCCGGGCGGTGATCCGCGACGTGGCCGGGTGGCTGCGCGGCATGGAGGCGCGCGGGGTGCTGACCAAGCCCGAGCTCCAGGCACTGTGGGGTGTCAGCAGTGCCGAGGGCGTCCGCGCGTTGGCCAAGCTGCGCGAGGCGGCCGGCGAGCAGCCCATCCCCATCGACGCCTTCGCCAGCGGCGACATGTCCCAGGCGGACGCCCAGCGGTTGATGCGCGAGGGCTTCGCCAAGGGGGATCAGGCGATGATCGACAAGGCGCGCCGCCGGCTGGCGGAGATGGACGGCCGCGGGGAGCTGGTCCTGCGCTGAAAAAAACTGGACGACGCCGCGGCGCATGAAAGATGGTGGCGCGTCGCCGCCATCATGCGCCGACTGACCGCGCGGACAGACGCGCCGGCGCCAGGGCCGCCCCCCTGGAAGCGGACGACCCGCTGACGGGCCAATCGGCGCCAGCCGACCCCGCGCGCGGCCTATCGGATCGCGAGCAACGCAATGCGTTTCTCGGAGACCGATTGGGCCATGAGCCGCAATCTGACCAATGTCGCGCGCATCGAATTCGATGCGCAGGTGAAGGCGGCCTACGGCGCCGCCGGCAAGCTCCGCCGCATGGTCCGCTACAAGGGCAATGTGGTCGGCAACGAGGTCCGGTTCCGCCGCACGGGGCGCGGCATGGCCACGCGGCGCATCCCGCAGACCGACCTGACGCCGCTCAACCTGACCTACACCACCATCACCTGCACGCTGGCCGACTGGATCGCGGCCGAGTACACCGACGTGTTCGACCAGCAGAAGACGGACGTGCAGGAGCGCGGCATCGTCGCCGCCGAGATCGGCCACGCCATCGGGCGCCGCGAGGATCAGATGATCATCGACGCGCTGGACGCCGCCAACGCCGCCAACGCCATCCCGGTCGGCACCACCGGCATGACCGACGCCAAGCTGCGCCGCGCGCAGGCGCTGATGGATCAGCGATCCGTGCCCGAGGGCATGCGCAAGCTGATCATCAGCGCGCGCGCCAAGGAGGATCTGCTCGCCGACGTGCGCTTCTCCTCCCGCGACTACGTCGAGGCCACGGTGATCCGCACCGGCCGCCTGCCGCAAATCTACGGCTTCGACTGCGAGGTCATCGAGACGCGGGACGAAGGCGGCCTGCCGCTGGCCGGCACCACCCGCACCAACTTCGCCTTCGACATGCAGGCCATCGGCCTGGCCGTCGGGCTGTCCGGCACCACCGCGGTGGACTGGATCGCCGAGAAGACGTCGTGGCTCGCCTCGCAGCCCTTCTCGGGCGGCGCCGTGGCCATCGACTCCGAAGGCATCATCGAGATCGAGACGCTGGAGGCCGCCTGACATGCCCTTCTCTCTCACCGGCCTCGCGCCCATCGGCAACACCAGCAACCCGCTGGCCGCGCCCACGCTGTGGTCCTACCGCAGCACCGACACCATGGCGGTCATCTCGGCCGCCAACTACTTCAACGGCGCGGCCGGCATGCTGCGCGCGGGCGATCACATCTTCCTCCACGCCGACACCGGCGGGACGCCGCGCTACAACATGGCCGTCGTGGCGAGCGTCAGCGCGGGCGTGGTCACGCTCGGCGCGCCCGAATGGGGGCCGGCCAACGGGCGGTCCGTCCTCGCGCTCGCGGTGCCGATCACCGTGCTCGCGCAGGCCAACACGGACTTCACGGTGCCCGTGCAGGACCCGGCGCGCATCTTCCGGGCCACCATGCTGACCACCACCGCCTTCACCGGCGCCACCGTCGCGCTCTCGCTGGGCTCCTCCGCCGGCGGCGCGCAGATCGTCAACGCCGCCGACGTGAAGGCCGCCGGCGCGGCCGCGCTGACGCTGGTCGGCACCGCCGGCTGGTCGCTCACCGGCGGGACGCTGTTCGGCCGCATGGCGCAGACCACGCCGACCAACGTCGGCGCCGGCACGCTGATCGTCGAGTTCATCCGCTGAGGCCGGGCGGGCGCCGCCGACACGGCGCCCGCCTCCGGGACAGGAACGCACCATGGGCAAGCGCAGCGCCACCGAGCCAGACATCGCCCGCAGCCTCGCCACCGCCACCTTCACGGCGGCGGCGCAGGTGAGCGCCGGCGTCGAGATGGACGGGCCGTGCAGCGTGACCGTCGGCGGCTCCGGCTGGACCGCCACCGTCGTGCTGGAGCGCAGTTTCGACGGCGGCGCGACCTATGTGCCGCTGCTGGTGGACGGCTACCAGACTGCCGCGGTGTTCACCGTTCCCGGATCACTGGACGTCTACGGCACCGGCGAGCCGGGGGTTCTGCTGCGCGCGCGCTGTTCCGCTCACACGCTCGGCAGCATTCCTGTCCGGCTGTCCCGATGACCGGCATCCCCACCGCTTTCATTCCGCCTTACATGGGCGCGCCTGCGCGGCTGATCGTCAGCCCCTACGGCGGCTTCGTGCCGCAAGAGCCGTTCACCGCCTGGCAGCCCACCATCGCGTCGAGAGAGACGCTGTGGAGCACGCCGGACGACAGCGACTACTGCCACGTGCCGGCCGTGGCCTGGTACGGCGGCAAGCTGTGGGTCTTCGCCATCGGCAACCTGACCACCGCCGCGGAAAGCCACCCCACCGGCCAGCGCGTCTATCTGCGCACCGGGCTGCCCGGCGCCTGGGATGCGGAGTGGGTCGAGCCCTTCGCCTCGGCGACGCTCACGACCAACCCCATCGCGTCGCCGGGGATCCTGAACGAGGTGCGCTGCGCCGTCGTGGGGTCCGAGTTGTGGGTGTTCTACGCGGAGCGCGGGTCCAACCAGGCGCTGATCTGGGCTCGCCTCAGCTCGCCCACCGGGCAATGGACGCTGCGGCGCCTGCTGCGCACCACCGCCACCGGCGCCCTGTCGTGGTCCGCGACCAACCTGACGGGATCGCCGGGCGCCGGCCTCGCGCTCACGCTGCTGATCGGCGGCAAGGCGCACACCATCCTGCCGAACGACCTCATCATCGCGCACGACGGCCGCATCGTCCTCCTGCTCAACGCGCTGGAGGGCAGTTTCCAGGCGGCGCCGCACACCTTCGTCTGCCTGACCTCCGCGGACAACGGCGCCACATGGGGTCAGGGCAACGCGCTGCCCCGCGGCCCCTACAATTTCCGATGCCCGATCGAGGGCTCGCTCGTGCCTCTGCGCGGCGGCGAGTACGTGCTCACCTGCCGCATTTCCACCGCGGACAGCAACATCGCCGGAGAGGCGGTGGCCCAGGCCATCACCGATCTCGTGTCGTTTTCGCCGCTGACGCCGGCGCAGATCAACATCGTGTCGAGCCGCATCGCTCCGCTGCGCGGCATGCCGGACGGGCGGTACGGTTGGACGGGCTGCGCCGCCTACACCGAGCGGGTGCATATGTCCGTCGGGTTCAGCCGCTCGGCCGACGAGTGGGAGCTTGGCCCCATCGTCTCGGACGAAAACTGGATCACCGAGCGTGTCCACTACAGCGCCGGCCTGGTTGCCGGCTCGACGGTCTACGTGGCCTATACCGAGGGCATCGACGGCGCGGCGCCGACACGGCTCAAGCTCGTCAGCTTCGCCGCGCCGCCTCCGGAGCTGCTTGCCACGACCAGCAAGCGCGGCGCGGCAACGCTCGGGCAGCCGGTTGCCACCGCCACCGCGGTGTCGAGCATCGCCGGAACCGACCTCACCATCGGCCCGCGCGGCACGGCGCGGCTGGAGACCGTCGGCGACCGGTACGCTCTGCACCTTTCGTGGCGCATCACCGAAGCGCCGAGCCCGCCCGACACCGTCGCCGCGCCGTACACCCTTGCGGTGATCGGCAACGCCGACAGCGCCGTCGTGGTGACGCTGCGCAACGGGGTCGGCGGCGCAGACCTCTACGTGGACAGCCGGCCAGTGCGCAGCATCGCCACGCCGACCGCGGCGCAGACGCTGACCGTGCTGGTGGATCGGACCACCGGCCGCGTCGTGGTGGACGGCATCTCGCGATTCGTCTCCGGTGCCCTCCAGGTGATGTTGGGCGACGCCTACCTCTTCGGCAGCGCCTCCGTCGCCGCCAGCATCGTGTTCGACGTTTCGCGCTGCACGCTCCAGCCGCTCGCGCAGCTGCCCACCCTGCCGGCCGCGGTGCTTCAGCAGACAGGCGAAAACGTGCTTGTCAATCCGGGCCTGCGGCTCGATCAGCGCAACCGTGGCGCGGCCTACAACTACAGCACCGCTCCGCCAGCAAAGCTCGACGGCCTGAATTTAACCGCCAACGGGGGGCAGTCGGGGTCGATCCAGCAGGCCGCCTTCAGCGCCAACGCCGCCGCCGCCACCTTCGGCGGCTGGCAGCACAGCGTCATCGTGAACCGGTCCGCCGCCGGCAGCAATCCGGCAAAGATCGGGTGGGAACTCGAAGGCCTCACGCCGCTATCGCAGCTCGATTGTTCGTTCTGCGTCGATCTAGAGGACACCTCCGACCCGCCTCTCGAATACGATGTTGAAGTCTACATCGCGCAGTTCTACGACCCGTCGCTGATCGAGACGCGGGTCGGGGTCGTGCAGGTGGACGGGCAGCGGCGGCGGTTCCATGTGCCGTTCCGGCTGCCGTCCATTACGTCCGGCACCTCCGTTGGCGCGCAGCCGCGCACGGCGGTGCAGCTCTGGCTGCCCGGCGATGTGGATTACACGCTGCGGCTGTCGAGGGCCGACCTCTACACCGGCGCCGCGCAGCGGCTGTGGTCTCCGCCGGACCAGACGGTCGATCTGGTGCGCGCGCAGCGGTATCTGTACGTCATCGAGACGCCCAACCTGGCCGCGCTCGCCGTCACCGCCGCCACGGTCGCCAGCAATGTCCTGACGGTCACCACCGCCAGCAGCCACGGGCTGACCGCGGGCATGACGGTGGTGCATGCCGGGTTCAGCCCCGGCGCTCTCAACGGCACGTTCTCGGTCGCGAGCGTGCCGAGCTCGCGCACCTATACCGTCGCGGTGACCAGCCCCAACGGGGCGGCCGGCACGCTCGGCACCTACGCTGTCACCTCGCCGGTGCCGGTTGCCGGCATGGGCCAGGTATCCAGCACATCGCCCATCGAGGTGCGCGTGCCCGTCCGCTGGCCGCAGGCCATGGCGCGGGCGCCTGTGCTCACTGTGGCGGGATCGTGGGAGTTCGCGACCGCGGGCGGCGTGCTGGCGCTGTCCTCGGTCGCGCTGGTGGACGCGACGCCGCTCGGCGGCGTGCTGCTCGGGGCCGCCGGCGCGGGCAGCCCGACCCTGTATGCCGGCGGGGTGCTGCGCGGCGCCAGCGCCACGGCGCGCCTGCTTATCAGCGCAGAACGGCAGGCATGACGCAAGCGGACCAGCTTCTCGGGCGTTTGCACGCGGAAGTCGGCGGGCTCGATGCCCGCCTTGATCGCCTGGAACAAACAACCAACGATCTCGCCCAGGCCGTCAACGACTTGCAGCGTGTTGTCGCCGCGGCGCGCGGCGTGCGCTGGACCATCGTAACCCTGTTCACGCTCGGGACAGCGACGCTCGGGGCCGTCGCAACCATCCGAGCCTTCTGGAACGCCCCCTGAAGGACACACCATGCTCACCTGGATCAAGCGCCAGAGCGCGCAGCCCAGCACCTATCGCGGCGGCGCGCTGCTCATCGCCTCCATCCTCTCCGCCGTGTTCGGCCAGCCGCTGGAAGCGCCGGTCATGGCCAGCGTGGACGGCCTGGCGGCCGCCGTGACCGCCAGCGTCGGCCTGTACGACGTGCTGCGCAACGGCCGCCCCTTCGGCTCGCCCGGCGCCTGACGCCATGGCCACCGCCGCCGTCGAGCTCGTCAACCAGGCGCTCGCCCTGTTGGGCGAGCGCGGCATCACGAGCTTCGACGACGGCACGGCCATGGCGGGCTCCGCCGCCCAGCTCTACCCCGACACCGTGGCGGCGCTGCTGGACAGCTATCCGTGGCGATTCGGCCAAACCAAGGCGCGCCTCGCCCGACTGGCCGACCCGCCGCTCGCCGGCTGGAGCTACGCGCATGCGCTGCCGGCCGACCTGATCCGGCTGCGCGCGCTCTATGCCTCACCCGACGTCGATATGCGGCCCTGCGCGCTCTACGACGTGGCGGAGGGCCGCGTGCTGTCCAACCAGCCCGAGCTGTGGGCTGACTATCTGCGCGCGCAGGACCCGGCCACCTGGTCTCCGGCGTTCCGCAACCTTGCGCGCTACGCGCTGGCCGCCGACCTTGCCGTCGCGGTCACCGGATCCACCAGCCAGGCGGACTTCATGCGCCGCATCGCTTTCGGGACGCCGCAGGAGGCCGGCAATGGCGGGTTGATGCAGACCGCGCGCCGGCAGGACGCGCAACAGGCGCCGCCGCGCGTCCTCGCCGACGACCCGCTGCTGGCGGCGCGGTTCGGATCACGCTGATGCGCCCCGTCAGGGTCTCCCAGACCAGTTGGACGGCCGGCGAGCTGGACGCCGGGCTGGCCGGCCGCATCGAGGTGGCGCGCTACTACAGCGGCGCCGCCCTGATGCGGAACGTCCTCGTGCGGCCGCAGGGTGGGTTCCGCCGCCGGCCTGGCATGGCGCATGTCGCGCTGCTGAGCGGCATCGCCGACAACGTCAAGCTCATCCCCTTCGCCTTCAACGTCGATCAGAGCTACCTGTTCGTCCTGTCCGACCAGGCGTTCCGGGTGTTCACGCCCGACGGCACGCTGCGCGCCACGGTGACGGGATGCCCCTGGGATGGCGGGCGCGCCGCGCAGATGAACTTCGCGCAGTCCGCCGACACGCTGCTGCTGTTCCACCCGGACTTCCAGCCGCAGCGCATCGTCCGCGGCGCCACGCATGCGGACTGGACGCGCGACACCGCGCCGCTGACCGCCATTCCCACCTTCGATTTTGGCGCGCTCACGCCCGCCGGCACCATGACCCCGAGCGCCACGAGCGGCAGCGTCACGCTGACCGCCAGCGCCAATGTCTTCGTGGCCGGCCATGTCGGCTGGGAGCTGAAGGGCAACAAGGGCCGCGCGCGGATCACCGCCGTCGGCAGCGCCACCAGCGCCACCGCCACGGTCGCGGTGCCGTTCGACAGCACCGCCGCCATCGCCGCCACCGACTGGACGCTCGAGGAACCGGTCATGTCCAGCACCAGGGGCTGGGCAGAGTGCGGCACGTTCCATGGCGGCCGGCTATGGCTTGGCGGGCTGCGCTCCCGCCCGTCCACCGTGCTCGCCAGCCGCGTCGGCGCGGTGTTCGACTTCGATCCCGGCACCGGCCTGGACGACCACGCCATCAACGCCACCATCGCCACGGCCCAGCTGAACGCCGTGCATCAGCTTGTCTCCGGCCGCGCGTTGCAGATCCTGACCAGCGGGGCCGAGCATGCCGTCATGTCGCCGGCGCCGATCACGCCGCGCAACCTCGCCATCGAGCAGCAGACCAGCCGCGGCATCCGCCGCTTCGTCGGCACGGTGGAGGTGGACGGCGCCACGCTGTTCGTCGAGCGCACCGGCGCCGCGCTGCGGACCTTCGTCTATGAGGACGTGGAGCAGGCGTTCAAGGCGGACCTGCTTTCCCTGCTCGCCCCGCATCTGATCCGCTCGCCCGTCGCCATGGCGGCGCGCAAGGGCGCCGCGGCCGACGACGCCGACCATGTGCTGCTGGCCTTGCAGGACGGCGCGGTCACCGTGCTGACCACGCTGCGCGCGCAGGAGGTGACGGCATTCTCGCGCTGGGAAACAACCGCCGGCGTCGTGCGCTCCGTCGCCGCGCTCGCCTCGGGCGAGGTGTTCTTCGCCGTGATCCGGGCCGGCGCCGTGCGCATCGAGAAGTGGGACGAGGCGCGGCTGCTGGACGCCGGGGTGCGCGTGGCCACCGGCAGCCCGGTGACCAGCGTCAGCGGCCTCTCGCATCTGGACGGGCGCCAGGTGGCCATGGTGTTGGACGGGGCCTATGCCGGTCTCGCCACGGTCGCCAGCGGCGCCGTGACCCTGCCGGCCGCGGCGCTGGTCGCGGAGGTAGGCCTGCCCGTGCTCGTGCAGGTGACCAGCCTGCCGCTTGAGCCGCGCGACCCGACGGGCGCGCTGCTCGGGCGCAAGGCGCGCATCACCGCCATCACGGCGCGGGTGCGCGCGGCCGGTCTGTTCCGGCTCAACGACCACCCGACGCCGCAGCGCGTGGTGGGCGCCAGCCCGCTCGGCGGGCCGCCGCCCGTGCTCACCACCGACCTGCGCGTCGCCGGCCTGACCGGATGGCGCGAGCGGCCCGAGGTGACCATCAGCCAGGCCGAGCCGGCGCCGCTCGAAGTGCTGGCCGTCACCACCGAAATGGTCATCGAGACCTGACATGGCCGAAGTCGCATCCCTGTTCGCCACCACCGCGCCAGCCGCAGCCACCACGACGGCCAGCGCCACGACGGCGGCAACAACCGCGGCCGCCACAACGGCCGCCACCAGCACGGCCGCAGCCGCCACCACGGCCGCCACCACCGCCAGCCTCCTCGCCAACCCCTGGGTCGCCGGCGCGCTTGCGCTGACCAGCGCTGGCCTCGGCCTGTCCGGCGCCATGTCCCAGGCCGCCGCGGCCGATGCCGCCGCCCAGCAGGCCAGGCTCGCCGCGCGGCAGGAGGAGCTGCGCGGCCGCGACGAGGCCAACACCGTCCGCCGCACGCTCATGGCCACGCTGAGCGCGCAGAATGCCCGCTATGCCGCCGGCGGTGTGCTGCTGGACAGCGGCACCCCGGCCGACGTGGAGGACGCCACCCGCGCCGAGGCCGACCGGCAGCTCACCATCTCCGGCGGCAACGCCGCCCTGCGCGCGTCCGACCAGCGCGCCAACGCCACGCTGTACGAGGGCCGTGCCAGCAGCTCCCGCACCGCCGGCGCCGCCGGCGTCGCCGGCTCGCTGCTCGATTACGGCCTGCGCGTCAGTGCCCGCAGCCGAGGAGGTTAGCCATGACCGCACCCCAATCCATGTCGCCGTTCCCGCCCGACACCTTCGCCCGCACCATCCTCGCGCCGGGCATCGAGTTTTCGGGCATCACGCGCCAGCGGCCGCAGGCCGCCACCTTCCTTCTGGCCGTCGCCATCCAGGAAACCGGGCTGCTCGAGCGCGCGCAGCGGCTTGGCACCGGCGCGCCCGGTCCGGCGCGCGGCTGGTGGCAGTTCGAGATGCCGACCATCGGACTGCTGCTTGCGCACGCCACCGCCTCGCCGATCCTCGCCGGCCTCGCGCAGCGGGTGCGGGTGCGCCCGCAGGCCGAGGACATCTGGCGCGCCATCGAGGGCCACGACGCCCTGGCCTGCGCCGTGGCGCGGCTGCTGCTGCTGACCGACCGCCTGCCCATCCCCACCGACGAGGAAGCCGCCTGGGAGTGCTACGCCCGCCGCCTCTGGCGCCCCGGCAAGCCGCACCGCGCGCGCTGGCGTGAGACCGCCTGGCCGCAGGCCGTGGCCACGCTGCCCCTGCCGTAATGGCCCGCGCCCCGCTGCGCCGCGGCGGCGACACCGCCGCGCCGGCCTTCCCGCTGGCCATCGCGCCGACGGCACTGGCCGGCCCCAATGAGCGCGCGTTGCGCGCCGGCATGGACACCGGCGCCGCCACGCTGGCCGACCGCGTGCAGCGCCTGCTTGACCGCAGCCAGGCCGCGCTGGACCAGGCGGCCGAGCAGGATGCGCTGACCGCCGGCGCCGCCGCGGGCGAGGCCGCCCCGGGCACCCTCATGGAAGGCGGCGGCGCCATCTACCAGGCCGCCTACAACCGCGCGGCGGTGGAGACCGGCGCGCGCCGCCTGGAAATCGCCGCGCGCGACCGGCTGGACCAGCTGGCCCGGGAGCATGCCGCCAACCCCGCCGCCTTCGCCGCGGCCGCGAAAAGCTACCGCGACGGCATGGTGGGCGAGCTGCCCGACCAGCTGCGGCCGCGGATGGCGCAGACCTTCGACGCCATCGCGCGCCCCTATGCCGGCCAGATCGCGCAGCAGCACGAACGCCAGGTGGCGGATCAGGCCATCGCGGCGTGGCAGGAGGCGCAGCCGCGCCGCGAGGCCAGCGTGGAGCGGCTGGCCCGCGCCGCCATGCGCGACCCGGGCGCGCAGCGCGCACTCGAGGCCGAGCTGGACGCCGCCACCACCGACCTGATCGCCATGGGGCCGCGCGTCGCGTTCGCCGCCGGCAGCCGCAGTTACGAGGCAGACCCCACCCGGGCGGGCGCCTTGAGCGTGGAGCAGGTGACGCGCGCCCGGCAGGCGCTTCAGGAGCGCGCCGACTATGGCGTTCTCATGGGCGCCTACCAGGCCGGGCCGCGCAGCGAGGCCTGGATCGACGAGGTGGAGAAGCGCGCGCGCAACCCCGCCGGTGAAGCCGTCTCCGCCCGCGCGCTGCGCGAGGCCGTGCGGGACATGCGCGCCGATCAGGCCGACCGGCGGCGCGCGGCCGCGGAAGCCAGGGCAGGGGCTTCGGCCGAGCTTCAGCCGATGCTGACGGCCAATGCCGTCGCGCTGGCGCAGACCGGCCGGGTCGTCACCCGGATCCCCGACGAGCTGTACCGCCGGGCCGGCTGGACCCCGGCGCGCATCGCGCAGCAGCGGGCCTCCGAAACCACGCAGGCGGCCGCCTATGCCACGCGCGCCGAGTTGGCCGCCGCCGACACGCCCGAGCACGTGAGCGCGCTGGCCGAGCGGTTCGCCGTCGGCTCCCCGTTGTTCCTGGCAGACCCGCGCGCGGCATCGGCCGTGCTGGACTATGCCGGCCAGCGCGGCGTGCAGATCAGGGGCGCCAGCCTGACCGCCCGCATCCACGACCTCCAGGCCCAGGCCGACGCGCCGCCGCAGACGGAGGAGCGCGGCGGCCGCGCGAGGCCCGCCATCACTGCCGAGGAAGGTGCGGCCGCCGGGCTGCGGCCGGAGCAGGTGACGGCCGTCAACGCCGACCTCGCCGAGCGCGCGCGCCGTGCCGAGCTGCGGGCGCAACTGCTGCGCGCCTCGCCCGACGAGCGCCAGCGCATCACCGCGCAGTTGGAGAGCGCCGACAGCCAGACAGCCGCGGACGCCGCGGCCGCGCGCGGCGCGGCGCAGGCCATCGAGGCGCAGCGCCGCGGCCTTGCCGAGGCGCCGGCGGACTATGTGATGCAGCTGTACCCCGCGCTGCGCACCCGCGCCGAGCGCGCCGCCCAGGGCGACATGCCGGCGCTGGCCGGGTTGGTCACCGCCCTGCGCGACGAGCAGACGCGGCTGGGCGTGCCGGCGCATGTGCAGCAGCCCTTGCCCACCGCCATCACCCAGGGCTTCGTGGCCGCCATCCAGCGCCTGCCCACCGAGCCCGAGCGCGTCGCGCGGCTGCGCGCCATGCTGGACGCCATGCCCGACCGCGAAACCCGGCAGGCCGTCATCGCCGCCATGCGCAGCGCGGACCTGCCCGAGCCGCTGCTGGCCGGCGCGGCGCTGGCCCCGCGCATCGGCGACTTCGCGGCCTCGCGCATCGCCACCGAACTCGCGACCGACCCCAAGGACCTCAACCTGGCGCGCGACGTGAAGGCCAGCGTCGAGACCTATGTGCCGGCCGTGTTCAACGCCGCCGACCGCCTCGGCGGGTTGCGCGCCGCGCAGGCCCAGGCCACCGGCAACGCCGAGTACCTGCGCGCCGCCGCCGCCGACCGGGACCGGCTGGAACGCATCGTCGCCGTGCGCGCGGGCGCGGCGGGCCGCACCAGCACGGACAGCGTCCGCACCGCCTATCAGCAGTTGTTCGGCGGGCTGACCGTCGTGCAGCAGGGACAGATCATGGCCGCCGTGCCGACCGGCACCGATGAAGACAAGCTGGAGCGCGGACTGACTGGGCTGCTCACCGCCGCCCTGGACCAGATGCTGCCCGGCGCGGACCCGCAGCAGCGGCAACTGCGCGCCGCGCTGGCGCGCGGGACCTGGATCGACGCCGCCGATGGCCGGCTGGTCTTCTACCCCGAGGGTGTGTCCAACCCGCTGCGCGGCCCGCAGGGCGGCCCGCTGACCGTGACGGTGACGGACGCGCTGGCGGCCGCGCCGCGCGTCGCAGGCCGGCCGACGCCCGAGGAACAGCTCCGCGCCCAGCAGCGCGCCCTGCGCGACCGCGGCCGCGAAATCGCCCGCGAGGCCCAGCAGGCGCCATGAGCGACACGCTGGCCACCTTCCTGCCGGCGCCGCGGGACACCGCCAGCGCCGATGCCCTGGCCGCCGGCATCGGCAGCTTCTCGCCGCCGCTGGGGGAATACCTCGGCGCGGCCGCCGCCGAAGCGTTCAACACCGGCACCCTGGCCGGCCGCGCCATCGAGAGCACGCGCCTGCGCCGTGCCGAGCTGTACGCCGAGGAGCAAGACCTCGCGCCACTGGCCGAACCGGACTGGCGCGCCGGGCCGCTGTATCGCGAGGGGCTGCCCTACCGGCCCGGCCTGACCGTCGCCGCCGCCCGCGCCTTGGCCGACATCGTGGACGAACGCCAGCAGCGACGCGCCTTGCTCTCCGCCGGCGATCCCAGCTTTGGCCGGCAGGCTCTCGGCTTCGCGGCCGGCGTCGCCGCCAGCCTGCCCACGCCCGAAAACTTCCTGCCTTTCGCCGCGCCGGCGTTGCGCGCGGCGCAGGGCTTTCGCTACGCCCGCGGCCTGGCCGCCGCCATCGAGCGCGGCGCGCAGGGCGGCGTCGGGGCGCGGCTGGCCGCCGGCGCCGCCACCGGCGCGCTGGACGCCACCATCGGCAATGCGCTGGTCCTGCCCATCATCGCCGCCAACCGTGAGGCGTTCGGCGACGACGTGACCTTCGCCGACACGGCGCTTGACCTCGCGTTCGGCGCGGTCGGCGGCGCCGTGCTGGGCGGCGGCGCCGGGGCGGTGCTCGGCCGCGCAGCGCCGACGCCGGCCATGCAGGACACCGCGCTGCGCGCCCTGACCGCGGCCGCCACCGACATCGCCGCCGGCCGCAGCCCGGACTTCTCCATGGCGTCGCCCGTGGAACGGCTGACCATCGAGGCCTTGCAGGCCGAGATCGCCAAGCTGCGCGCCATGCAGCAGCCGGAGGGCGACGCCAGCGTTTCCGGCCGCGCCGCCGCCCGGCCCCTCATGGCCAGCGGCGCCGCCGCGCCCGGCGCCGACACCCGCATCACCACGCCCGCCGGCATGGAAGTCACCGCCCGGTGGGAGGTGGTCGAGGGTGCGGACCTGATCACCAGCCACAGCCTGCCGGACTTCAAGCCGGACGCGCGCTTTCCGCCCGAGTTGCAGAACCGCGACCGCGCGGCGGCGGAACGTCAGGCGGAGGTGCTGGACCGCGCGGCCCGGCTGCGGCCCGAGCAGGTGGAGGCCAGCGCCACCACCGACACGGGCGCGCCCATCGTCGGACCCGACGGGTTGGTCGAAAGCGGCAACGGCCGGACCTTGTCCATCCTCTCCGCCTATCAGCAGGGCCTGCCGACCGCCCAGGCGTATCGCGCCTTTCTGATGCGCCTCGGCTTCGACGCCGCCGCCACGATGCGCGAGCCCGTGCTGATCCGGCGCCGGACCTCGGAGCTGGACGCGGCCGCGCGCCGCCGGTTCGCCGAGGAAAGCAACACCCCGACCATCGAGGCGCTGGCGCCGGCCGAGCAGGCGCTGACCGACGCCCAGCGCCTCACCCCGGAGGTGCTTGCGCTGCTGCGCGGTCGCGACCCGGCGGCCGCCGCCAACGCCGACTTCGTGCGCGCCTTCGCCGGCGCCCTGCCTGGCCGCGAGGGCCGAGCCCTGTCGGCCGACGGCACGCTGACCGCCGACGGCGCAACCCGCGTCCGCCGGGCGCTGGCCGCGCGCGCCTATGGCGCCTCGCCGCTCATCGCGCGTCTGGCGCAGGACCCGGATGCGCTCGGGCCGCTCGGCCGCGCGCTGTTCGACGCGGCGCCGCAGCTTGCGCGGCTGCGCGCCGCCATCGACGCCGGCCAGGTGCGGCCGCAACTCGACTTCGTGCCGGCATTGATGCGCGCGGCGCAGCGCATCGCGCAGGCGGCGGACGCGGGCCGCGAACCTGCGGCCGCGCTGCGGCAAGGCGACCTGGTTGATCCGCCCAGCCCGGCCGAGGCCGCCATGCTGGAGCTGCTGCTGCGCCATCCGGTGCGCGACCAGCTCGGCGGCGTTGGCCGCGACACGCTGGCCGAGCGCATGGAGACCATGGCCGACCGTGCCATGGCCGCGCCGCGTGACCCCGACATGTTCGGCGCGCCGCCGCCCGGGCTCGGCGACGTGCTGCGCGCGGCCTTCCGCGCGGCCGGGATCGAGCCGCAAACCGCGCTGCGCGACCTGGACGCGGACACCTGGCAGCCGCCCCCCGTAACGCCCGACCCAGTGCCGGATGTGCCGGAGCCCAGCCTGCCCGGCGCGCCGGCGCGCGACCCCACAGTCACGGCGGCCGAGACGCGCGGCTACGACCTCGCCAACGCCTCCGCCATGCGCGCCGAGGCCGAGCGGCTGGCGGCCGGCAATGCCCTGCCGCTCGAGCTGGCGGCCGAGCTGCGCGAGGCGCTGGACCTCGAGGTCCGCATGGCCAATGCCGACGCGGCGTTCCAGGCCGCCGCCACCTGCGCGTTGGGGGGCTGATCCATGGCCGTCTCGCCCGCCTGCATCGCCGCCGTCCGCGAAGCCTCCGGCCAGAAGCTGGACGACCAGCAGGCCACCGACCTCATCCGCAGCATGGAGGACCAGCGCAAGGCGTTGGAGGCCAAGGGCAGCATCGACAATTTGTCGGCACGGCTGCTGGGCCTTGCCGCCGAGGGCGCCGAGCAGGCGCGCATCGCCGCCGCCCTGCGCGCCAAGCAGGCGGCGCTGACCGCCATCGCCTTCGACCGCACGCTGACCCACATCCGCGGCCTGCGCGAGCAGGGGCTATCGTGGCACGGCGCCGTGCTGGCCAGCCTCGAAGGCACCGTGCGCAACATCGAGGGCGGGCGCGCCAGCGTCGCCGCCACCGCCGCTGCCTACCAGGGCCGCTATCTGGAGCCGGTGAACCGGCTTCTGCTGGGGGATCCGGAAGTCGCCAAGCGCCTGCGCCATCCGGACTTCGCCCGCGCCGTCACCATCGAAATGGGCGAGCTGCGCCAGGGCGGCGCGCCCGGCAGCACGGGCGACCCGGCCGCGCTGCGGCTGGCCAAGGCGTACGAACAAGCGGCCGAACAGGCACGCATCGACCTCAACCGCCATGGCGCGCCCATCGGCCGGCTGGACGGCTGGCGCCCGCAGGCACATGACAGCGGCCGGGTGGTCCAGGTCTCGCCCGAGGACTGGATGGCATTCATCTCGCCACTGCTGGACCGCGACCGCACCTTCGTCGGCATGTCGCACGAGCTGGCGCGGCTGCACCTGCGCGACATCTACGACCGCATCACCACCGGCGTGGACCGCAACGGGCTGGCGGCCGAACGAGCCGGACGCCTTGGCCCGGCCAATCTGGCCAGCACGCTGGCCGCCGCCCGCGTGCTGCACTTCAAGGACACCAACGCCTGGCTGACCTACGCCGAGCGTTTCGGGTCCGGCGACATTCACGCCGCCATGTTCGGCCACCTGCAATCCGCCGCCCGGTTCGCCGCTCAGCTCGAGCTGTTCGGCGCCAACCCCGAGGCCACGTTCACCCGGCTTCTGGCGACCGTGCAGCGCGAGGTGATGACCGACCCGCGCCTGACGCCGAAGGAACGGCAGCGCGAGGTGGCGCGGCTGCGGCCCGATGGGATGTTCACCTCCATCGGCTCGGCCTGGGCGCAGGTGGTGGGGCTCGATAACTCGCAGGCCCATAGCCTCCTCGGCCAGATCGGCACCGGCGCGCGCGCCGTGCAGATCCTCGCCAAATTGGGCGGGGCGTTGATGTCGTCCATGGGCGACCTCGCCACGCGGGCCATCGCGCTCAGTTACCAGGGCCAGCCGGCGCTTGGGTTGTGGCGCGACAACCTGACTGAGCTGGCCCGCGGCCGCGGCCGCGGCGATCTGCGGCAAATCGCCGCCGTGCTGGACGCTGGCCTGGACGGCATGCGCGACCACATCGTCATGGCCGGCGTCGCGGAGGACGCGCCGGTCGGCTGGGCACATCGATGGACCAGCCGCATCTTCCGCTGGCAGGGGCTCTCTCTGTGGTCCGACGCAATCAAGGCGGGCTCGGCGCGCATGGTTTCCCGGTGGATGGGCGAAAACAGCAGCGCCAGCTACAGCAGCCTGCCGCCGCAGTACCGCCGCGTGCTGCGGCAGCACGGCATCGGCACCGCCGAGTGGGACGCCATGCGCGCCGCCGCCTGGACCGCGGACGACGGCCGCATCTACGTCACGCCCGACCGGGTCCGCAGCCTGACCGCGGCGCAGCTTGCGCCGCTGGCCAAGCCGGAGTTGGAGGCCATCCAGACCGGGCTGGCCGAGCGCATCCAGCGCCGCGCCGAGGCCGACGCCACGGAAGCGCAGTGGGTGACCAAGCGCAGCGTCGCGTTCGCCGAGCGCCTGCGGCGCAGCCGCGACTGGTGGGAAAAGGTCTCCGTCGCCGCCGAGGGCGGGCGCGCGCGGCACGTCGAGCGGCTGCGCGCCAACATGGCGGAGTTGGAGACCCAGCTTTCCGAAATCGCGGAGTTCCATTCGGCGCTGCTGGACGGCCGCGCCGTGCCGGACGCCACGCCGGACCCGCCGCAGCAAGGCAGCCGCGGCACCTTCCGCCCGCGCACCGAGGCCTACCTCGACGGACCCCAGGTTGAGCCGGCGCTGCGCGCCGCGCGCGCCGAAGGGCGCTTGCAGGCGAGGCTGGATCGCCTGCGGCGGCTGATCGGCGAGACCAACCGGGAGGCGGCCGCTGCCGACATCGAGCGCATCGAGGGCTTCGACGAAGCATGGCGCCGCCGCGCGGCAGAGCTGACCGAGTTCACGCTGCGCATGGAGGCCCGGGCCAAGGCGCGCGCCGACGCCACCGCGGCCGAGAATGCGGACTGGACCAATCGCGTTCAGCGGGTGTTCGACGACACCCGCCGCCGGCTGGAAATCCAGATGCGCCGCTTCTTCGCGGACGAAACGCGGTTCGCATTCATCGAAGCCGACGCAGCCTCGCGCCGGCTCACGTTGCTGAACAGCGCCGCAGGCCAAGGCACGATCATCGGCGAGCTCCTGCGAACGCTCATGCAGTTCAAGGGCTATCCCATCGCGTTCACGCAGCGCGTTCTGGGCCGCGCGTTCTACGGGTTCGGCGAGCCGGGCGCGCCGCGCACCCTCTCCGACCGCCTCTCGCAGATCGGCCATATCGGCAACACCTTCGCGCTGCTGACCTTCTTCGGATACCTGTCCATGTCGCTGAAGGACATGGCGCTCGGCTATGGGCCGCGTGACCCGACCGACTACAAGACCTTGCTGGCGGCGATGATGCAGGGCGGCGGGGCCGGCATCTATGGCGACTACCTGTTTGCCGAGGCCAGCCGGTTCGGCGGCGGCCCGCTGGAAACGGCAGCTGGCCCCACCGCTGGCGCCGTCACCAAAGCCGTCCTGCTGTTCCAGGCGGCGCGGGATGGCGACGCCCGCGCCGGCAGCGCGCTGTCGCTGGCGTTGCAGAACACGCCCATGCTTTCGCTGTGGTACGTCCGCCCGGCTGCGGACTACCTGATCCTCAACACGCTGCGCGAGGCAGCTTCGCCGGGCACGCTGGCGCGCCGAGACCGCAAGCGGTTCGAGGACTACGGCCAGGAACGATGGATGCCAGCCACCGTGTGGGAGTGATCGCATGTCCGTCACCACCATCCCGACCAACGACCGGGTCGAGCGGTTCACCGCCACGGCCGGTCAGGTTGCCTTCCCGTTCGACTTCCCGGTCTTCGCGGAAACCGACCTGCGCGTGCTGCGCCTGCGCGCCGGCGTCGAGACGCTGCTGACCCGCGCCACCGACTACACGGTGACCGGCGCCGGCCAGCAGGCGGGCGGCACCGTGACCCTGACCGCCGGAGCCCAGGCCGGCGACATCATCGTCATCCGCTCGGGCCAGCCGGTCGCGCGCACCACGCAGTTCTACGATGGCGGCCCGCTGCCGGCGGCCGCCATCAACGCCGAGCTCAACCGGCTGTTCGTCGTCTTGCAGCAGTTCGCCGCGGATGCGGCGCTGACCATGCGCGCGGCCGAGAGCGACGCCTCGCCCGGCCGGCTGCCGCCGCAGGCTGCGCGCATCGGCCGGCTGCTGGGGTTCGACGGCGCCGGCCAGTTCTCGCTCTACGCCCTGACCCTCAACGGCGGCACGTTCACCGTCACCCCGTACTCCGCGACGCTGCTGGCCAGTGCCGACCAGGCCGCATGGCGCGCGGCGCTCGGGCTCGGCACAGCCGCCACCCTGAACGCCGGCAATGTCGGCGGACAGGTTATGCAGGCGGGAACCGCGCTGGCGGTGCGGCAGACCGCAGGTATCACCGCCACCGGCGACGCATTGGCGACGGCCGCCTCTGCCGTGGAAGCGCGCGCCGCCATCGGGGCGGCCGCAGTCGGACGCAACCGGCTGCTCAATGGCTCCATGCGTCTCGACAGCCGCAACGGCGGCGGCGAGGTGACCGACGTCAACGGCTATACGCTGGACCGCTGGTACTGCGGTCGGGCCGGCGGGGCCGCCGGGCTCTCCGTGTTGCAGAACCTGAATGTCCCGGCCGGCTTCGCACGCAGTCTCCAGCTGCGGCGCGCCACCGGCAATGCGCTCACCGCGCGCATCGACGCGATCCAGACGATGGAGGTGGCGGACACGCTGGACCTCTCCGGCAAGACCGTCACGCTCAGTTTCTGGGCTCGCGCGGGTGCCAACTACTCGGGCGGCGCGCTGACTGCGGCTGTCGGCGCCGGCACGGGTGCCGCCGATGCCCACTATTACAACTTCACCGGCGCCACCTCGCCCGTGCTCAGCCTTGTCACGCTGACCACCGCCTGGCAGCAGTTCAATTTGACCGGGACAATCCCCAGCGGGACGTCGCAGGTGGCGGTGGTGTTCAACTGGACGCCGGCCGCCGCGGCCGCCGGCGCTGACGACGCGGTGTACATCACCGGCGTGCAGCTCGAGGACGGCGGCAACGTCACCGCCTTCGAGCACACGCCGCTTGCCGTTTTGGCGGGCGCCTGCCGGCGGTACTTCCAGGTGCTGGGCGACGGCACGGTCGGCCAGGCGATGGCCGCCGGCGTCGGCACGGCCGGCACGACGGCGGATGCGGCGCTGACCTTCGAGACGATGCGGGCACCGCCCACCGTCGCGGTGTCTGCCGCCTCGCACTTCGGACTCTTCGACGGGCTCGGCTCGGGGGCGGCAACGGCGCTGGCGGCGAACCTGATCACGGCCCGCAGCGCGCGGCTTCAGACGACGGCCGGCGGCACGGTGACGGCCGCCAGCCGGGCGGTGCTGATCCGGACCACCCATGCGGCGGCCCGGCTGCGGCTGGATGCGGAGATCAATCCGGCGTAGGGCCGGACCCGTTTTCATACTCCCTTGCGTCAACCAGCGCGCGGCGTCCTATACAAAAGTTCCTTTACTTCCAGCAGCGCCACACCTAGCAGCGTGTGGCCGGATAATCCCCGCCTCGCGGGGAACACAGTGGCGGCATGCACCAGCACGCCGGACCATCCCCGCAATCGCGGGGACTATGGCGCTACGCGTGGGCCGCGTACTGCTCTAGCGCTGCCAGCCGCGCACGCAAATCGCGCGCCACTGCCGGCCCGATCCAAACCGCCAGCGCGCGCGCGTCGGACAGAACCGCGGGCGACGGCGCCTCGTCGCGCGCGCCGGACGCCCAGCGCTGCATTGTGCGCGGCGATATTTTCAGATCGCGCGCGAGCGGCGAGACCCAATCGTCACCGTACAGCGCTTGACCTATGCGCCGAAGCGCCTCGCGCCGCTCGTGCCGCGCTGCCGCGTCACGCGCATCGAGCAGGCGCAGTATTGCGTCGTCGCCTAGGTACTGACTGATCTCCTCAGCAGCCGTGCGCGGGCGGTCCGCCAGCTGCCGGTCGGGCGACAACGGCATCGCCGACACCGACCAGATCACGCGGCCACGGGCGGTCAGTTCGACCGCCGCGTGACCGTGCGCAGCCGCCAACGCCAGCCGCAACACGGCTGCGCGCCAGAGATCGGCCCAGTCGGCGGCGGCCGACGGCACCGCCATCTCGGCCGCGATCTCGGCAGCCCACTCGCCCGGGGTCGGTTCGTCTGCCAGGATCAGAACGCCATCGTGCTCGCGGTGCGGTACGTCTCCCCCGCGCTCGGCCACACGGGCCACCAGGGCGCCGCTGGCGGGCGCGGCCGCGCCGCCGTGGCCGTTGGCCGCCGCGGCTGACGCGG